TGGTTCAAATAGTATGGAATACCATACGGATACAGGTAATCAGTTGCACTTGTGGGTTCTTTCCAAAGCCGCTCCTCCAACAAATCTGCCAAATCCCAAAGGCCATCCATCCGGCGCTCCTTAATCAATCGGATAAAACCCTTTGTAGAGTTCATCTGATGTAGAAGCTCAAGATCATCCCACGAATAACTTGTACTAAACCGACACCATTTTACCGAAATTTCGTGCATATTGTCGCCAACTGTGGGATCATCAGTGTCATAATATCGGCGATAGCGTGCATTTCCAGTGGTCGAGAGCATAATACGCCGGTCAATGGACTTACCACCGTCAATCCGCATGTTCTCTCTGTTGTAAATCCGGGTAGCCTCATAGTCCTGATTTGTCCAAGCCACCTCAAAGTATTGTTTGGGCAAATCAGCAAGAGTTAGACTAAGAAGATCACCGAGATCATCTAAATCACGCGCCATTTACTCCTCCTCCTTTTCCTTATCAGAGGCGCGTGTACTTCCTCCGCTATTTTAGAGGCTTCCCCTCCTTATAGCTCCGCAAGCGCGCCTCTGTGTCCTTTTCGAATTGTTCTTCTGGTTTCCCTTCGCCCTCTTTCCGTTTCGGGGGCTGCACCTTCCTTGAATTTGGTTTCAAAGTCACTCCCTTGGCTTTCTTCTTGACTTGAGATACTAATTCCTTTCTGGCAATCTGTTTTGCTATCGGCCCGGTAGTCATCATATGGGCCATAGACAATGCCTGTTGAATTGGCATCTGCTCACCCTGAAATTCTGCACCGGCAATGATGTGGTCTGCGATCTGCAAAACCCGCTGCCGGTTGGCTTGCTGGCCCGGAGTCAAATGGCTCACATCTATATATGGGTGTCCATTCTCATCATAAGTAGAACCATAGAAGTCGTTGTATGGCTCCATTTCCTTGTTGCCAAAGAAATTGATTATGTGTTGAGTTAATGCCAAATCTTCTTGAAACTGCTCTTTGGGAAGTGCTTGCTGTGGCTGCTGCTGTTGTGGTTGGGACTGTTGCCCAAAAAACTTTAATAATTCTACAGTAGCGCCAAATGGATCATCGTCATATTGTTCTTTCAATTTGGCTAAATCCGGCCCTTGCTGCTGTGACTGCTGCGGCTGAGATTGGGCTTGCTGCTCAGCCCGCCGCCGCTCCATCTCAATTCGGTTTCGCCCAAGTTGTGCGAATTGTTGAGACAGATTGTTTACGTCACTGTAGGCTTTTTCCGCTAACTCAAGCAGTAATTCAGGGTCTTTTTCGTAGATTGCACTAACTTTCTCCGGCTCCCATCCAGAGTGTATTAAGGCACGATAATGGTTGTCTGGAATAGCGGGACTGTCTTTATCTTTGTCTCCGCTATCATCCGCTGCCTGTTTATCTTTGGGTTCCGGGGTAGATTCAGATTCATCTGCCGAATTTTCTTCAGTCGGGGTAGATTCTTCTTCCTCTGCCGTTTCATCCTCAGATTCCGGGGTAGGGGGTTCTTCCAAACCAACATCATCTTTCGCACCACCATGATCTTTTAGGTGTTTTTGCACCTTTGCCACTATTTCATCACTGTCATAATTTCCTTTTTCCGGCATTACTTTACCGAAACTGTCCATAGAATCATCTTTAGCCATGTATTTGAATCCTCCGCTAACAAGGTAAGTGATTGTTATTACGCAACAATCAGTTGTTGTTTATGCGAGTTTCTTAGTTCTTTTTCTTATCCGCTGCCGTTGTTTCTCAAATCCGCATTTATCAAGGTACTTGTTATGCTGCCGATATGATGTAAACACAGGACGACACTCTGAATCTAATTTTATATCGGGATGGTCTCTTTTGTGCTCCGCAACCTGTGATGGCATTATTGCAAGACTATCACTGTGTATTGGACGAGCATAATCCTTATCCCCCACATTTACCAAATCACGCCGAAAATCTCGCACCATTTCCTGTCCACAATTACAAAATTCCGGCTCTCTGGCTTCACCCATCGGACGAAAAACTTCTTTGTGTTTCCGGCATTTGTAGCAATAAAATGTGTATGTGGGCATTACACCACTCTCCCCGCGCTCTGTCCAATCGCCGCGCTCCCTTGGGCCATTTGTCTTTGTTCCTGCATCGGACTTGCCACCGGCCTTTGCCCAGGAAATCCGCCTTGCTGACTCACGGCAGCCGGATTCAGCATTCCTTTGCTCCCATCTTTCGGCCCCATCATCATATATATCTGCATTCGCTCTTGGAATTTTGGATCATTGAATACTTCACTTAAACTATCGGCAATGCCCAATTCTTCCGCCGCTTGCATCAATGCTCGCGGCAAATTAAACTCCAACCCCATCTGCATCATTTGCACCGCCGCTGACGCCACTGACGGCAATACATTTGTGTAAAATTCCATAATGTTTTTGGCCCGCAACATCGGGTCCATCACCTGCATCGAGCGCTTGACAATGTCAAACGTATAATCTTGCCATTCACCCTGCTGCTGTTCGGGCGTCAACCAAACCTGAATGTCTTCTCCACCTGTAGTCCGCTTGTATAACGGCATTTCAATAAGCGGGTCATAAATCATAAACCATCCCTGATCACTGCTTATGCTGCCCGCAAAATCATACATCATATCCCGCATATCATTCAGGCCCACCGAAAGGTTCCCCTGCAAACCTTGAAATTCGGTTGCTGTTTCGCTCTGTGTGGAACCTATCAACCCGCCCATTTGCATGGTATTGCCTGACAGCATGTTCCACCAATAGTTGAGCGAATTTATCATTTGCTCAACCTGCATGTCTTTTGCACCGCCAAAAGACACAAGGTTTATTTGGTTTGGATCAACACAAGCGATTGATTCTCCATCTCGTGCTTCAAGAATAGCCTCTGCCTCATCAGCCATTGCCGGATTGTAAAGCAGCACATCTTTTTGCCGATTTGCCTTGTCCATCAATTTCTTGAACAAATTGTTTGTCATATCGGCAATGTCACGCCACACACCCACAGGCGCAACCGGCAATGGGTTATCCGGTATCGGCGGTGTCAAATAACCAAAAGAATAACCGCCTCCAAGCGGCCCATAATAATCCTGAATCTTTAGGAAATCATCTAATTGCAGCAAATCGGGGTCAGGAATATAGGCTATTGCATTGGCCTCTGGGAAATAGAGTTCTACAATCTCAACATAGTCCTGCAAATCCTGCATCTGTTGTGCCGATGTGTTTCCTTTTTGTATATCTTCTGCCCGCTCCCTGTCTTTCGGCCTGCTGGCAAGTGAAGGCAACTGTTCCACAAGACTGTGCTCCCAACCTTCACAATCAAGCAATTTCTGTCTGGGAACTCGCACCCGATGGCCCAAAAAAACAGCCTTGTCCAGTGCCCTACACATCGGATCAAAAACAAAATCATCACCGCTGATTAGTTCCGTGTAAATCTGACCGGGGTCCACATCCACATCCGGTTCTATTGGCAACAGCATTCCCTCCGCCGAAATGCTGGTCTTTGCAACAGCAAGGCCGCTAAAACACATCTCCACAGCGGCGGCCCTAAGGATTTCTTTCATCCGCAACCGCTGCTGAAGTTCATTCAACCCAAGACCCAAGATTTCGGCATAATCTTTATAGGCCATTATCTTGGTGGTGGTTTTGTTCAGTGGGTTTTTTAACACTAAATTGGGTATCAATGAGCGGATTGTCAAAAACACAAGATTAATGGGCTTTTCACCAGACATGCCCCATTGTTCTAAGGCATATTGGTGGAGGTAGTCTTTTATAAACATTGCCCGCATTTTGCGGAAATTGTTTAAGCGCTTAAACCCCTCTTGAACAGCCTCACTTACCTTCTTAGCCGATAATACTTCCTCCGGCATGTTTCCCACTCCCTCTCCGTTTGTTGTCACTATGCAAAACTATAAGGCCGTCGCCAGCCTTTTGTCTTTCGTGCTTTTTTCTTCTTCCACTGCTCATACCGCCAACCCCAACTGTTATGTGGGGCGGCTTCTGCCGATTTTTTTGGCCGTGACACTTCCTTATCTTCAACAGTCAGCGCATCGGCCATAACAATGTCACCATGAAGTAGAAATTCCGCAGCAGTTTTGTCTATCAGATCAGCCGGGCCAACACCCCCATTTTGATAGTAAATGTAGTATTTTGCTTGTTCAAGCCCCCGTTTATCGTGGTTGATGATCTTACCTTGCATCAACGCCCGCTCATAAGCCCGCAGCAAAAGTTCTTTGCTTTCACGGCTTACGTGAAACCCATATTTGCCAACTTTCTTATCCGTCACTTTGCCAACAGTTTCAGACACATAGTAAAATGGGTAATGAAACTCTTTA